CTGTAGTATTTACACTACACAACAGGTTTATAATAGCCTGAGTGATCTGAGCATTTGTTGGTGTGGTAGGAAGTCCCGTTAAGCAAGCAGTATCTAGTACACTCCCATTCTGGAAGTTGTTAAACTGAGTAGTCAGGTCTGTTATAAGTCCATATAGAGTACATTCCCCATTAATAAGAACTTGAGCTATATTAGTTAGGTTCAAGGGTAATATTCCAAACTGTTGCTGTATCCAAGTACATGTACTGGTAACTAGAGGAGAAGGGAATATACCACTACCATTTAAAGCACTTTGTAGAGCAGTTACCACAGCATTTTCCCATACAGGTAATTGATCTCCTGTACACACATTAAAAGGTGCAGGAAGAGCTGGTCCAAGGTATTGAACACATTGATCAGATATTATATCAGGGCAATTCTGTAGGCAGTCTATACAAGCCATATTATGTGGTTGTGGTTGTAGTTGTTGTTGATGTAGTAGTCGTGGTAGTAGTTGTTGGAATTATAGTACCTACCATACTGTACTTGTGACCTGTTGAGGTAAATGTGTAGCTGGTTAAGGGAGCAAGTCCAGTGGTGCTAGTGTTACTTAATATCGTACTAGTTGTCACATCAGTTACAATCAGATGAACAGTTCCCGCTGTGGTCTCTCCTAATGGAACAAAGATAGAGTCACCATTTGCAAAGGTAATAGTTCCAGCTCCTGTAGTAGTTTGATGTAGCTGAGTTACTCCATTAACTATGATGTTAAGGAAACCAGCTGCTCCTCCACTTATATTAAGTGACCAACTACTTACAGCTATAGTCGTAGTACTTGTGGTAGTACTACTAGTTGTAGTACTTGTTGTACTGCTTGTGCTAGTTGTTGTTGTAGTAGTGCTTGTAGTACTGGTTGTTGTAGTACTTGTAGTACTAGTGGAAGTAGTTGAGGTAGTGGTAGTTGTAGTATATATGGGCAACTTCCACCTTTTAACTATTGGTGTTATGCTCCCTGCTACGAATTTAGCCTTGGAGATAATATGCTGTATATCAAAGGGGGGACAATATAAGGTCTGATCCCATTTTAGATTGCTCAATATCTCTTTGTAGTACATAAGTTGCTTTATCCTATTTATAGGAACAGGCTTGTTCGCAAGGTATGTTATATTCAGCCATCCATCTTTACCATACTGTGCTAAACTCCCCTCTACTCTACACAAGGCATCATCTAGTGTACTACAGTCAGTGCATTGTGTTAGAAAGAAGCTAAGCATCTTTTAATAAGTTTACTTGTTTGATTGAGCTGCTGCCAGCAGGTAGGACAGTACCCATTAATTAGCTGACAAGCTGCCATATAATTCATACAACCTTCTCTCTTGCATTTTGTACTTTGGCATCCCATGATATTGGTTTTAGCACCATAGCGTATTAGTAGTACCTCGACATCTACCTGCCAGGAAGTGATCTAGCATTATATTAGCTGTCCTGTACAAATCCATAGCTAAGATGTAATTACATTGATTCCCAGCAGCAATAGCTGCCTGTATATAAAAGTTAGCTTCATCTATTGCTTTCATGTTTTCCCTGAAACTATCACTATTACACTGGGTAAGATCTACCTTCAGGAAAGCCCTACCAAGTTTTTGTTGTAGCTTCTCTGTCCTCAGGAACTGCTTTTCAGAGAACCAGCTTATGGGAGGAGATATAGAGATCTTAATATCCCATATTCCATCAGGTAGAGGAGTTAATAGATTTATATCTCCTACACAGGTAATCTGGAGTATATTACTATTAAACATTGAGATAGCTCCTGGACTATAAGTAGTAACTAGTTTAGAGAAACCAGGTGGAGTTATTTCTATAGTAGGGTTGATTATGTTAAAGTTATTGGGGTAAAAAGAAGTATCCGCAACAGCCATAGTTAGTGGGTTGTGGGTATCTAATACCGTAAAATCTATTATAGGAGTAGTCTGTTGATATGGCATCTTAATATCTTAGGTATCCTTTTATGGATGTTTTTAATCTCTTTCTTCTACATACTTCATATCCTTCTCTACTCCCTGTATCATTTGTGTTCCCTTCTATGGTATAGATATGAAGATCATCTATCTTCTCTATTATTCCTGTATGACCTACTCCATTACCAAAATCCATTATGAAAATATCCCCTCTCTCTGGAGAAACTACTCTATTACTTTTTCTGTGTATCCAATGATCTAGTACACCTGCTGTCCTGTATAATGGATTCTCCCCTGTTGGAGTCTGGAAGCACCAGTAGATGAAAGCAGCACACCAACTAGCTGGAAATGTTATTCCTACAGTAGCAAGGTATGTTTTTACTGACTCTCCCCAGTTACTACCTATTGGATGCTCCCGTTGTCCTAACTGTGTGATGGCTTCTTTTAAGGCATACTCTGATAGAATCATCATAGTTTTAACTAAAAAAGGGAAGGAGTTTTCTCTCCCTCCCCTTTAGGATTATGAAATAACCAGCTTACCATTATGGTATTAAGGTACTTGTCGATGTTGTTGTTGTGCTACTTGTTGAAGTAGTGGTTGTTGTTGTTGGATTAGTTCCACTATAATCAGTTGGTGCTCCTAGGTATGCTGTAAGTAGTGTCTCGAAGGTTGTGCCAGTTCCTGTTGGGAAAGCTATGATTACTGTAGCATCCTGAGCAACTCCTGGATTCCATACTGCTAGATACTCATCATATGGGAAGTACTTAATGTAGTACGTATCATAGTAAGTATTAGCTGTTACATAGCTCGTGAAAGCTTGGTTCCATGAGTTGTACTTGTATAAGTGCTTGAAGCTATTTGTTTGATAGCTATACAAGTTCTTCTCTAACTGAGCTATTTCAGCAGATGATCCAGTACCAAATAGTGATCTTTGAACTACTGTTGAGGTAGCTATGATATTACAAGCGTCAGATACTATAAAGTCCTGAGTTGTAACTGGTCCTTGGATCACAAAGGCTCTGAACCAGAGTCTATCATATTCCCAAGGATATGCTTCCAGATCACAAGGGTTTCCATAAACAGTCAGTGGTAATTCAGTGATAAGCAGTTGAGGAGATCCTCCAGTTGCTGCTGATCCAAATCTGCTGAAAGTCAGGAAGTTAGAGAGTACAGGAGGAGTAGCAAAACCTGCTAGGTTAGGCGTCCCACCTGGAGCATTTACCAATGTGCTTAGCTGAGCTATTGCTGTGTCAATGAAGGTATCCAGAGCAGCTCCTGTTACAGAGGCACAAGGATTAGCTCCACAATTGCAACATGGTGTATTAACCACTGTAGATACAGTAAGTCCATTGAAGAAAGCTGTATCAATGTAGCTTGAGTGAAGAACAAAGGTGAAGGTAACTTGCTCACCGCATTGAAGATTCCAGTTGGCAATAGATTGAACCTGTACAGGTATATTGGATATAGCTGATACCCTGTACCACTCAATTACCTTACTAGCTGCAATCTTGTCAGATCTCTTGCTACCAAGTCCTGGCACTACCTCAATTCTTCCCTCAGCGATATAGATATACGGCTGTGAGACTATAGTACCTGTAGTAGCAATAGTATAAGTTGGAGTAAACACTCCTATCTGTCCCCCAGTGAGATTCTGAGTGGAACCAGTGCTAGCTAGAGTTCCTGAAGTGGCAACGAACAGTGTTGTTAATGAAAAATCCATTTGTATTTCAGATTTTAAGAGTTATGTTTATTCGGAAGTTCTTATCCTTTCCTGAGTATACTGAGCTGCTGGGGTGTTTTCTGTGTCCATAGCTAGTTCCTCTACTGCGTAATTTAATAATTCGTCCTCAAGATAATTGTGAAGTTCACAATCTGTGTGTATAGATACTGTACCATCAAAGTGTACATATCCTGGATAATCTATATATGCAGGGTATCTTACATATGATATATAAGCTGTAGTGGGAGTAAAGGTACCATCAGTGTATATGTGGTAAATCTGTCCAGCAATAGTAGAGAAGGTTTCCTCATACTCAAAAGATGGCCTGTAACTAGTGTTAACTAATAGAGTTAATACATCTGCATGTTTAGTTAGTCCCCTGTTAACATATATAACCTTATTCAGACATTCCCCTTTATTTGCTACTATGTAGCTATCTACAAAGAACATGTAATTAGGTACAAGGAGATCCAGATCAGCTGACCACTCATTTATACGAGGATCTGTTAAAGATAAAGTTAGTGGGTGATCTGCTGCATCTTCTATGATAGTCTCCAGATCTTCGTACCTCTTCTTGAAGGAGTCTAATCCCAGGCCTAATGGATTATTGAAATCCATCTTAACCTTGATCATCTTTAGTTGTGCTTCATTAAGGGAAAGAATCTTATTCTCCAACGGTATAACCTGGTGTTCGAGAGCAGCTACCTTGTTTAGCTTCATGTCTAACTTATACAATAAGCTCTCTACAGAGATCATACATCAGCAAATTTCTTAGTTTGTAGCTTCTTCTCTAGTTCCAGGAAATCATCCTGATTCTTATCGCTCAGGTAGAAATCTACCATTTCCTCTTTATCCTTGAAGACTTCAAGTTCGCCTTCGTAAATTCTACCACCTTTCTTCTCTTTGTATATCTGATGTTTAAAGACTTGTTCTACCAGATCTTTCACATAGATTATTTCATCTTTTAAGTTAGCGTAAGAAGTGAATACCTTTATAGGATCTCTTCCTTTGTGAGTACCATTAACTACTTGCGGAGCTTTCAAGAAAGTGTCTACTAAGTTATATACTACTTCTTCTTTAGTTTCTTCTCCTACGGGTAAGTCTAGTAACCTGGCTACCTTTCTTCTCTTAGGTAATGACCAGCTATCAAACTTAATGATAGCATCATTACTATTCTTCTTCTTCTGGTACATGATCTCAGCCTCCACATC